CATTATTAATACACGAACGGGGCGGGGTTAGCCCGCTGGGAATGGAAGGAACTGAAATGGAAGCAATCAAGACACTGCTTGGGGCAGGGGCGAGCAAGTTCTACGAGGAGGCAGGGTACAGCGTTCAGACTTGGGCGGCAGGTCAGAGGGGCTTGGTGTCTTATGGTGGTGATAAGATTTATGTTTTTCGTCGTGGTTCTCGGAAGTGGGAGGTGCGTGATACGGATGGCGATTCGTTTTGGTTTGGTTCTCAGTGGGAGTTGTTGGCTTGGTTTGGTGATCGGTTGTGAGGCGTAGGTCGCATCATGGTGAGGGTGACGGTTTTGTCACCCTCACCTATTGGAAAGTTTCTAATTTTATCGCTAATGTATTATTGAAGGGATATCAAATCGCCTATTATTCCGACACTAATCGCATCCATTATTTTAAGAATGTCACGAATGAGTATCACATAATTTCGATTGATAATATAATTTCAAGCAAAACAGGAATTGAAAACAGTGTGGTAAGAAACCGTGAATAATGCGCTTAAATGGTTAATTAACGACATAATTGGATATGCGAGTGAAGGAAATGACATCATAGTCAAGACACCTAGTATTGTACTAAGTGTTAGGCTGATTGAATCATTTGTGTCTTGGATTGTGATTTATAAGAAAAAGAAATTTCATATTATTGGTGAGATTGGCGAGACAGATTACATATTTAGTTCAATTACTAGTTTCATCAATGACATAGATGAGGAAGAAAAATGACAATTATCGATGAATCAACAAAAATTTTCTACAAGATACGATCGAACACATATCAGGTGGAAATGAACTTGCGGTCATGCTTTCAGACCTTCTAATTGTATCGTGTGTAGTCGGACCACTTGTCTCAACATCTGTTATTTATCGGGGAGAGAAATTTTCAGTAAAAACAAATCCAGGAGATTTCGACACACTTAATACCACCATTTTCCAGGTCATCATTGAGACAGATAGGAACTTCAAATAATGGTAATTCTTGAGCGCACGGGCGATAGCAATTGGTATATTAAGCATACGAACCTTAATGATACTCCTGAACGGTCGGCGTTGTGGGTTAAGTCGCTGAAGTGTGATAGCGATGAATAGTATTAATGCACACAATTACCATCGTTATTACACGAACATAGCAGGAGTTAAACGTAAACTTCGCTCACATGGAATGAAAGAATGTTACACGCCAGGCGGCGCAAACATTATTTATTGCAACAATACAGCATTTCGTTTAATTAATGATTACTGCCTGGAAGCCTGGAATCCACATAAAACAGAAAGTGGAACGATTGTTTACTTCAATAGTCTTGCGGAACGAAATCTAACACTACTGTTTCTGGGCCTGGAAAGCATGGGGGTAATTTAATGTATCATTTCAGCGAATTCGCTAAGAAACTTAATCTGGTAGACCAACTCCCAGGATATAATATCGTGGTTAGGTGTACTCGCATTCTGATTGACGGTGACGATTATCGTCTTGACGTTTATGGCTGGCCGGATAACCGCGTGATATTTTCAGATAAGTTGACAGGACAAAACACTATTAAGCGTTTCGGACACAACGGCGGAGAGAAATGCCGCGAATTCTATTATGAATGTCTCGAGTCGATTGGAGTTGATTTGACAGCACTTGATATGTGAGGACATAGTTAATCCCCGGAAGTGGTTGGTTCCTTCCGGGGATTAACTGTTTATTATGGGCGTTCTGCGGTGCGGGCCAGTCGCTCCCATGCAGCCCAGGTCTCGGGACCCCATACACCGTCGATGGTGACACCTAGGGCGCCCTGTAGGGACTCGATGACGCGATCATGCGCAGCCTCGCTGGCGTCGCCCCATACGCCGTCGGGAGTGGTGCCTACGACGCTTTGGGTGTAGGCAACACCCCACGGGAACTCGCGACCACCCCAATTGCTGGCTTTGATTACGGCGCACATTCGCTTCTCAGTGTCGACGCCAAGAATGTTGTCCTGGATAGCGCCGAGAATTCGCTGAATGTCCTTGATATTGCCGCCACTGGAAATCGCGGAATTGTCGTCAACTACGCGAATACCCCACACAACGTCATCCATACTGCGCTGCTTATTTGTGACGACGCCACCATTTCCCTGCGAACCGGAATATCCCCAGGAAGTATTGCCTTCAATGGTGTCGATATTGGTTCCGTAGGGGGCACTCGTGGCAAAACCGATATGGTCGGACTCTCCGTCGCCCTGCCAGTCGAAGGTGACTAGATCGCCGGGGCGAACGTCCCATTTGTTAATGAGGACGCCGCGCTGCCTGGCTTGGGCTTCACGTCCGGGGACGTAGGCGCTTAGCCAGTTAATTCCGACTTTCGATAGAACATAACTAACGAACATATCGCAGTAGGGAACACCCGAGGCACCGAAACTGGGTGAGCCGGTCGCTTGGGCGTACCAGCGCCCATACTTTGTCCCCGTACCATCATCGGCCCATCGGGAGTACCCGATCTCGGATTGTGCGGCGGAGATGATCTCTGCGCGAACTACCATTAGGATGCCTTTCCTCGGGGGACATTGTTTGCGGCGACTCCGAAGAATGCGGCGAACAGGAAATTAAGGGCGGAAATCTTGTCACCGTCAATAACGCCCCATACACCAAGACATACGAGGACGCCAACACTGACGATGTAAGCCCACAGCCGGTATGCGTCGGGAATAAAGGGAGGCTTGAGGGACTCGTGCTCACCCATTGTTTTTCTCCTTAAGATAGGAAATGATTTCTCGTAGTTGGCGGTTCTGTGCGTCAACGCTTGAGCCGCCGTGGTTTGGTTTGACGTGATATTGCACGTCTTTTAGTTTGTTTTCAATATCTTCAAGCCGGTCCAGGACGCCAGGTGTCCCGTCTTTTCCGTCCCACGCGTCTAGCATTGTTGCTAGGTGATCCATGAATCGTGTGGCACGATAAATGAATCTCCCTGCAATTGTTACCAGGGATACGATGGCAAGGATTAGGGCAACGTCAATTGTGGTGGGGTTAATGTGTATCATTATCGGACAAAGATTTCAGCGAACATGTTTCGAGTCTCAGGAGAGTCAGAGAAAAGTCGACCTTTCCGGTAGGTGCTCCGCATGATGCTGAGTACTTTGTCCCCGTACACGAGGAGCCGCTCACCTTCTCTCAGGTCTGTGACCCTATAGGCCCATCTTACCCTATCCCCGCGGGGCTGGCGACGCTGGGCGAACCACGTGCCGCCGTCGATCCAGATAGAGACCTCGCCCTCGGGGCACCGGAGGGAGAATGCGTATTTTGCTTTTCCTGTCTTTTTCATGACAAAGTCGTCATAGTTGTCGGCGAATTTGTTTGAGATAGAGTAGTCAGCGTAGTCCTCAGCATAGTTTGTGACGAATGAACCAAATCGAGTGTGTGCCACTTCCGATTGGAATTGCTCACTGTTGACGAAATCGGTAACGATAAATCCATCAGCGTGACGGCTAATTCCTTCCTTAGGTTCTATGTGGAATCGAATGAAATAGGGGTTCATAATGCTGACCGCATTGGAAAGCATTAGGCAACGCACTCTATCTTGGTAACGGTCTACTGTTGAGTAAAAGTCCATAAATACTTTCGCCTCATCAGGGAGATACCGGAGTGAACCCTTGTCGATAATGAATTCATCAAAAATGATTGTATAAACATTCGGATACGCAATAGACTTATTTGCTTGCGCCGTAGAAAGCGGAATAAAATATCCGATGGTCTCCCATTTCTTCCCAACCTTACGCTGCGCATACTGCCCTTCAACGCGGAATTCCTCATCAGGGAATTCGTGCTGAATATCAGCAAAGAAACTGTTGCGGCCCTTGAGTTCTGTCTTGTATCGACGGAGATAAATGAATTGCTGCCCCTTATTGATTGCATTCTTAATCACAATCTTTTTGGCACCATAAGTTTTACCAAGGCCACGGGCGCCCATAATCATATTAAAGACACCAGCATAAGATAGAACCTTAGAGAAACTATAGTATGAGAATTTCTTTTTCATTCATGACGCCTTACTGTCCACCAACGCGTGCCGGCGAGAATATCAATAGATTTTGTGACGGGCCCATAGTGGGGATTACCACCATGTCCTACAAGTGTATTCGAGTCCACAACCATTTCTACATGGTCAGTTTCAGGATAGTAACTGCCCGTTGACTTCCAGGCCATGACGATCATGTCCCCTGGCCGCAACTGGGAGCGCTCAGCGGCCGTCATAGCCCCGCCACGGCGAGGGAACGGCTCAGCCCCACGGAAGTACTGGTCACCTGTCCAAGTGCCTACGAACGTGTTTGAAGTGGCCATGTAGGCTGCGTACATCAACCCCGAACAATCAGTGATACCCGAGTTGTCAGGGTCCTGCCTGCCAGGACACTGGCAGTAGGCAAATTTACCCAACCGGGACATTACCCATGCGAGTGCTGCCGCACCTTTACCCGAGCCGCCTGGGGCAGGGGCGCCGCCTCCGCCGCCTCCCCCACCGGCGTTCGCTTGCGGGCTTTGTCCGACGATTTTCTCTTGGATGTCTTTGAGGTTTACTTCCCACAGATTGTGCCCGTGGGAGTACATTTGGTAATTACCAAATTTTGACCTTAGAGTGAGAATTCCTGAGTCGTCAGCACTGATAATTAGTTTTCCGCCAGACACGTTTACTGCCTGACCATTCTGTCCAACGCTCCCACCATTACCGGGAGTGTTTGCACTAATGCCGCCTTCGCCAACGCCGCTAGTGTCTTTGCCGGCAATGATGTTTTTAGCTTGAGAATACCTATTGCCGTATCTGCCTAGAACGCCGTTAGCCATGATGTCAGAATACATCTCTTCAAGACCGCTACCGGAATAGTGGTTTGCCGCCTGCAATGCATATCGCGGGCCTTGATGGTAAGCAACACACCATAAGATAAAGGCGTCGGTGTCCGTGTCAGGATTAATCCCATATTGTTTAGCGACAGTGAAATAGTTTTCAAGGTCCTTGACAATCTGGTCACCCTGAATATCCTTGCTCGCATTAAGCAATGGCTTAAGACTATCGCCAACGCCGCGAGAAAGATAGTAGGTGTTCCAGGACGAATCAGACTCGGGAACAGATTCAAGTCGGGACCTAAACCCACTATCGACACGCGCGTATTCCGCAGAGTGTGCTCCACGCATTCTGTTAAGAATTGCCGCCGCACGAGTGCCATACCACTGAGCAATCCCCACAGTAATCGGGTCATTGTAGTTGATTGCCGAGTAGTCCATAGATGACTCAACCTGACCAATAGCCTTAATCGCAACTTTCTTTGCTGTTGCGTCCCACGCCATAGTTCCTCCACACAGAAATAGCCTGCCCCAATTCTATCGGGGCAGGCTATTCCTGTCTACTCACCAGATTTTGTAGGTCATGTTCACTTGGTAGGTCTGGTTTGCGGAGAGAATGTCTCCTGCGTAAATTCCTCCAGTCTTAGCGACATATAGATATTTGTATGTTCTGTCATTTCCAATAATGGGAGACATAACACCGTCGTAGGGGCGCGCCCATCCGGGGATGCTCATTAGTCGACCATCGTATCCTACGTTATTTGTTCCAATTTTGAATGTTCCTTGAATATAAACCCAATCTCTGTCGCGTTCGCACGTGAGATAGTTATAGTCCTTCGCCACAGTACCGTCAGATAGTGTATGCAGTGCCATCGCCGGAGGGTTAAACCAACTCGAGCCGCCCTTGAGCCAAACCTCAAACAGTTCCTTAATATGCGTATACCCCGATGCGGTCATATGAACATTATCCGGCCCTTGGTCCCAGGACTTGGCTTGCCCGTCACCCCAATGCACCCAACCGCGAGAACCTTCGCAGACAACGGCCCCATAGGGCTTGCCGGCATTAACGACCTCGAATGTGCGAGATACACAGGACCGCGCCATCTGAACATACTCATTCAGTGAGGACTCATTAAAGATGACCGGAAGCACGCGAATATCCGCGTTAGGGAAGTACTGGCGGGCAAGCCTGAAAAAGGTTGCCGCCTTGTCTCCCACAGAATTCTGTGCTCGAATATCGTTCAGTAGGTCGATCACGAATAGGTATTTAGTTCTGCGGCGCTTATCCTCAGACATTCCTTGCTTAGCATTATCCAACTGTGTCAGGAAATTATTATCGGACGTTGAAGTAAACCCGCCACCACCAATTGCGTACACATTAGGGTTAAGTCCCAACTCACGACACAGAGTCTCGGTCCAGCGGCTTGCTTCAATCGTGGCATTAGATGACCCAATGACTACGCCCTCAGTGAGTTTAGGGTCCTCGAGGAAGATGTCGTTAGCCTCGACCTTCGTGTAGTAGGCCGGGAAACGATTGTCGAAGTCCCTACGCTGCTGGGCCAGTTTCTCCTGAATCTCTGTCTGAAACTGAGAATTCTGGGCATTTAGCGCATCTCCCCACGCCTTAGTTGTGAGCGTAACCCGCTTACCGGCAGGCGACTTAAGTGGCGCTTCAATATAGTTGCCGTCAACCTCACGGAATTCGGCATCAATAAGGCGGCGCTTGAAGTCTTCGATTAGCGACTCGAGCGCGGTCTTCTTTGTGTCCAGTTCCTTATTCCAACCTGAGTGTGTCTTCTCAACCTCAGTAATGAAGTTGTTTACCGTCTCATTAAGTTTGGCAATAATCTTGTCTTGCTCATCACCGAACTTGCTAACGAATTCAATGACGTCAATGACGCTGCCGCGAATCCGCTCAAGCACGTCAGTATACGTAAGCCCATCGCGATACGTAAACGGGGTTACATTGTTAATGTTCCTAGACTGAACGCGCCATAGAGCGCGATCAATGGAGCCGATAATGTCGTCACCAGTAGCCATAATATCCTCCGATTCCAAAACTGTATCCATTATAAAGCCCGCCCGGCGTATGCGGAGCGTCTCCGTCCCAAATCCCCATAAACAACTCACTCAGTTCGGCAATAACCAAGTCATCAACATTCAGTAGCGTGCTGCGATAGTCAGCAATAGCCCGCGCCTTAGAGCCAGAGTAACCCCACGACTCAGAATTCTGATTATTCGTGTAATTACTCGTAGACGATGACGTGCTATCCGACTCATTACGCGACGTTGTGTCACCGGACGTCGACGCATCACTGATACTCGTAGCATAGTCCCCATCACCCGCAAGCCGCGTCTGAGGAGTGTCGGAACCCACCGTACGGCCCTTAGACTTATTGGTACCACTACCACTACCAGTCTGGTGATTGACCCCAGAATTCTGGCTCCTACCGTCCTGGCCGGTGCGGCTGTATTGGCGATTGCCGTCCAAAGGGTCGGTGTTTTGCAGTTCGGCGAGATACATCCGGTTATACCGGGGCATAATCAGAGACATTTTAAGCGAAAGTCGCCAGATAAAGATATCTACTGTCTCATGAGCAATCTCTTGAAGCCAATAGGTCTTCTTGATTTTATCATTAAGAATCTGTCGATATGCCTCATCAAATATCGGATAGTCATCAAGTCCGATATGGTCACCAGTTAACTTGACAACATCACGAAGCATTATCGTTGTTAGTGCCATCTTCCCCTCCATAAGTTGTTAGATTTGAAGTAGTGAGATAGTCATTAAGATTAGGCGTTGCGTTATCATCGACGGCCCAGGAACACGAAACCTGCAAACCAAACATATCATTAATCTGTTCGCACGCAAGTTCACGCGGCTTCATGAAAGACTCACGAGACGCAAGCACCTGACCGGAATTTGCGGCGGCTTCCTCAACCACCATGCGCTCACGCTTCTCAGAATTGACATTCATAATCCCAAGCATTGTAAGCGCCTCACCCCAAACCTTGGCCTTGGATTCCATATGCTTAATGGAAGACACAGCGCCCGTTCCAGCGTTCTGATTGAGCGGAAACACTCCAATGGTGTTAGCGAGATTATCCATGCTCAGATTCTCAGTTCCCCAGACGACAGGCTCACCATCATAAATCTTGGAAATGAGGTTCTGAATGGTGAGGCGTTGATCCTGCGTGCAAGCAACGATCATCGGGTTGCGTTCGTTAAGTAAGTCGATCTCAATTGTTCTGTCAATTTGCGCAAGTCTGGCAGCATATGATAGAACAACGTCGATCTCTGGCTCACGAATCTGATTGCCCCAAATGCACACACTTTCCGATGCCTTCACCTCACGAGAATAGACACCATTCCTCGAGATGCGATATCCAGTAGGGTTATCTTGAATGTCCAGCGGACCGGAAATTGTGGCGGGCATCGCCATGAATAACTCGAAGAAACTATCGTAATAGAAAACTGAGTATCCGTTATTGAAAATGGTTGCTTCAATAAACCGGGGGTCAATCCCATTAGGCAGTCCCTCCCAAGTAAACCGAGATAGACACTTTCCCATCAATTGCTTTCGGTACATATGCTCCAACTGCATTTGCCGCGCCTCCGACGAAGAGGCCGGCGCAAGCATGACTTTATTGTAAATGCCGTGCTTAACAAAATCTCTTTTAGCCACCAAGGGTCACCCTAACCGTTTTGTCGATCTTATTGTTTCTAATGTTAGTGTTACCAATTCTCTGCGGAGAACGCCACACAGTAACACCCTTTTCAAAAATACCACGAACAGTTGACTTGAATCCCTCAGGGATAAACGTGTCAACCAAGTAGCACTCAACCAATTTCCAATACGTGAACTCAGTCATCAATGAAAGTTTATTGGGCATCTTAATCCAAACATTCATCAAATAACCGTAGCGCAACCAGAAATCGCCAACCGAACGCATCGCGTTAGGTGAAAGAAACCTAATCCTCCCATCAATCACAAGCCCCTGAGAAACCATCGCAGACACGTACCCAGACGTCTGACCAACGACAGACGGCGGAATAACCTGCATATCCTGACGCTGACCATTAATCGAGGCAATAGCCGCCTCATAGTCCCCGTTTGCAGCAAACTGAGCCATCTCATAGTTCGTATCACGAACGGTCCTTTGCTGTTGCTGAGAAATCTGAGACGCGCCACTAGCCAACTGATTCTGAATATTCGCAGTAGACTGAGCCTGAGAATTAGAAATCATAGCATTAACGCCAGCCGTAGCCGCCTGAGCAATCCCGGCGCCCGCCGCCTGCCCGTTAAGCCCCATCACACCACCCAGCGCAGTAATCCCGCCCTGCGCGGCCTGAACGGTCGCCCGCATATTATTGTATCGCGACTGAGAATCTGCCATCGCAGAATTCCCCCACATACTATTCTCGGCACCAGCCTGAGTGGCAGCAATCCCCGCATTAGCAACGTCACGCGCCGACGACGCCGCGCGCTGCGCGCGCTGTTGCTGCCACTTCGCGTTGTTAATCTGTGCCGCCGTTGTATGCGCCGAACCGGCAAGGGCGTTTAGCGCAGCATTGTTTACTGCCGAGAATGTGGGTAGCGAGGTGTAGCCAGTACACATATCCCAGCCTTCACCATATTCATTAGTCACCTTGCCTGAACGTCGCTCAACAATAACAGACTCAGTAATCGTGTTATAGTCCTTAATCGTGAAGAATAGTGAAGGGTTAGGCGGAGCAATATGCACATACTGCTGAATGTTAATGCCGGCCGTCCGAATAGACTCAGGACGAAACTCAACAGGATTCCCTGCATAGGTAGTCAACTCAACAATGCAATACGGTGATGTAACGAATTTCTTCAACTGACGATACTCTGCCGGAAGCAGGGAAAGCAATTCATTTCTAAAATTAGCATCATTCAGAGAGTAGTCGCGATTAATATAAACACTATTTTCAGAAAGATATGTCCACTTACCCGTTTCCGCTCCTTGACCAACATTAACCTTATTGCCAGCATTTAAGTCAACCACGTCTTTAGGTACAATAGTGATCGACCCAATCCCTTGAGCAACCCACGGAACAAACCTTAGGCCCCCCATACCCTTCCTAAACTCAAGGCTAGTGCATGCATAAATATTGGTTCCGTTAGGGAGGCCTTCAACCTTAGATGAATCGGCCATTGACACCTTAGGGTCATCGGCACTTCCATACCCATTTACATTATCCAGGTTTGTGGTTGAAGTGATTACTACAACAAAATCAAAATTATTTACGTCCGCAAGCATTCGACGATACGTACGCATAATCTGGTGCTCAGAACCAAGGTCTAGGCCCTCTGGCTGCGTCAACCAATTCTTTCCGTAGTTGTCAAATGAGTCGGTTGCGCAAATACCCATATGCCCACGCTCAAGGTAACTACGACCGAAATTGATTTTCTGATAATACGTTGTCCAAACATCAAGTTGAAGTGTCAACTGTGTAGTGTTGGGCGCAATGTAGTCAATGCTCGTAATGAAATAGAAAAACACCGACGGAGTATAACCCTCGAAGGCAACCGAATTAACGGGCCTGCCAGGATTTTCAACCATCACATAGTTATATTGATTCGCCTTAGTGAAAGGCGTAGGAATACGAATCGGCTTACCCTGTGCAAGGTAGGTCATCTGATTAATCTCAACCTTATGCAGGTTGTTAAAAGACTTGACATAAGCATACGGAGTGTGACCATACGCCTCCCAATCAACAATATCCCGATATGAATTGTCAAAAGGAACATTAACCATCGTAATGACACTGCCAGCAGACCATACAGAATAATCAAATGACAAACCCGCGCGCGTCTCAGGGGGCATAGAATAAATCTCAGACATAGCATCCTCCATGGTCTCAAGTATAGCAGAACCGGGCACCTAATGAGGCGCCCGGTTCTACACTGATTAAATCACTTCTTAATCTGAATAGTGATCTCCTTATTCACCGGCTTATTGCCGTTCGGTCCCTTAGTGTCGACATTCACACCAAGAGTAAGATATCCCTCGGGCTCATCAGCGCCGATAGTGATAACACCATCGTTGCTAACCTTAGTTGCCTTAGACTTAGAATTCTTAAGATACCAATCCGTAGCATAACCATTATTGGCAGGCTTAGTCTTCCACACAATATCAGCCTGACGAATGGCGCCGGGAGGCATGATTGACGACTTAGACCCGTCTCGCTTACTCACCGTAATATCATTAATCTCAGCGTTCGTCTCAGCCTTAGGCGTCACAACAATCGTGTTCGGCTTAGTGCCGAACGCAATCGCAGGGGTGAACGGTGAGGCGCTCAGAATAGACCAGTGATGCAGCCAGTAGTTATCATAAAGGCCCTCAGGGTTGGAAATATTCCGATTCTCAAGCAGCAAGTCCTTGATAACGAAGAATTGCTTGCTAGTGAGAATAGCGGACGTGTCATCCATCCCCATAACCTCGCCCGGAACGGTGATAATGTGCGACGGGGCCTCGGCGTCACTGCGATTAAACGCAGCGGCCAGGGAAGTCACGTCAACATTCGCTTTAAACTCGGGCGTGGCAATAAGCACCAGGTCCTCAGGCCGAGCAAACGAATGCACGCCCGCGGAATTAAATGCAGGTGTCGGATACATCATTTTGTTCGCGGCAACCCTCAGAGCCTTAAGCGCTGTGTCGACCTTATCCTTATTGACCTCAAACTGATTAAGATCCGCGATCTGCATACGGAAAAATCCGAACGAATCATCGAAAGTCTTAAGCAGCCGAGTCATGTAAAGGAACTCAGACCACTCATCGGAAGAAGCAGCAACAGACATAATCTGAGAAACCATCTCAGAAAGACCGTTGTCCGAAAGGAATGCCCTACGAATAACATCACGGTTAACCGTGATCTTAAACTTCTCCTTACGGTTAAGAGTATGGAAAGCACTCTTAGCCGGGGGAGGGGCCTGCCCAAACACGTCACGCTCAAGATAGTCGCGATGCTCCTCATAAATGGTGGGCTTAATAAAGTCGAGGTGCACTTCCTCGATAGTGTCACCGAAAGACATCATGCCCTGCTTGAATACCGCAAGCGGATTCTTCCAGGAAATATCCCGAACAATGATAGAACCGATTCGGTTAATCAGGGCAGACATGAATTCGTTTCGAGTAATGTTGTCAGACATGATGCCCGAAATGGTTTCCTGAATATTGGCCTTAGTGGCCTCGGGAACCATGTTCTGATAATCGTAGCGCGCATCAGAACGAATGGCGTTAAGAATATCAATGTTTGAAGTATCGTCTTGCAACTGTGGCATAATCAGTTCCCCTTAAAAAGTTCGTTAATTGACTTAGGTTTCCAATTAGAATCAGGAACCTTATCATTCCCTGAGTCACTACTAGAGAATAGTCCCGAAAGACCTGCCAACGTCTTCCCGGTGCTAGCGGCCGCCTTACGGTCGATCCCCATACCATCCACTATAGCATTACCCGCATCCTTCGCTGCGGTGCCACCTAGTTCGACAGCGGCGCCGCCAACATCGCCAACGCCCTTGAGCACCGCCTTAGCATCATCCTTCGTGCTCTGAGCGGCTTCCTTAACATCATCCAGCGTCATCTCCTTCGACGCCGGAACGTCGCCCCCAGCAAACGGATTCCCCGTCTCCCTGTCCGTCGGAGTAAGTTGGTCGCCAAGCCGATTCTCAAGTTCCGCCTGTAAGGCAGAAACCTTTTCACCAAACACGTCCGTGAGATGCTTCCAAGCCGCCTTAGTATCCTTGAAATGATCTACGTCCGCAGGGTCCTTAGGGGCGCCTTCCAGCATGTTCCCGTCATCGGGGGAAACAGCCTTTTTGTCTCCGTCGGAATCGCCCGGATCGAAAACATCATTACCGGTCATCCCGGATTCCTCGCGCTGCTGCGGCGTGAGGTTCTGGGCCGCCTTATTTCGTGTCTGAGCGTCATCCATAGACTGTTGCGGGTCACCCTCGGTGCGCCGCTCGGTCAGAGAGCGCCCGCCATGCTCGGCCTTGTCCTTCTTAGCGGACTCGGCATTCTTCGCGTCGACCTTAGCCTTATTGGCCTTGCGCTGCGACTCATTCATCAGGGAACCATCTGGGTTCAGCCCTTTAAGCGCATTCTTCTCAGCGTCAGAAAGTGCCATATTTCCTCCAATCATAAAATGGTGGCTAGGGGCCTACGCCCCTAGCCTACCACAATACCCAATTATCTGAAAGCAATCCTGAGGGTTGCTGCCCAACCGAGCAAGGCCCAGTTCATTAGGATGCTTCCTCGCATTCGGTCAAGAATTACTTACCAGACTTGGGAGCATTCTTAGCGATATAGTCGACAAGGGCTTCCTCAACAATCTGCGAAACATCCTTGCGGAGAGTCCAGTGCATCTCCTCAAGGTCCGCGAGAACAGCCTTGCTGAGACGGAACTTAGTGGTCGCATGAGTAGAAACGGGACGTGCCATGATTACCAACCTTAATCAATCTTGAGTGTGAATGTTGTGTCCTTGAGGACTATTCCTCCAGGAACCCTTACAGGAATCAGTTTACCATTCCAAGTGCCACCCGTCAACATGTCACCCAATGTCAATGTGGCGGCCACGTTGCGCGGCATCCCTGCAATGTGTACATCTAGTTTACCATCAATTTCCTCCGCATATTGCTTCGCCCTAATGTAGACAGAATTTGTGAAGGAACTCTCATGCTTCCAGGCACCCAGTTCTACCGGATCGACCCACAACGATTCTGGGGGAGTGGTAGGCCCAATCAGATGCAGTGAGTCTGTATCAGCATATGCAAATGTCTCATAATTATCTTGTGCCGCACTAATAGTTTTCTTACGAGCATAGGCTGTGATAAACACGCCCATTGGCGTGTAAACAGGATCACGCATTTCAGGTTCATTCATTACTAGTGAAACGCGATTGTCTTTAAGTGTGGGATGTTTTCCTGTGATGTCCGGGTTAGTGGCGAATTTTCCATAAAGGCTGTTCAAATGCAACTTAGCAATTTGCCTTAGTCCACCGGTACTATTTTTCTTAATCTCCATAAAATGGTCGACATAAGTGTCGAAAAAACCATGTGATCCCCGAAACTCAAACGTTCCATTCCATGAATAAATCTTAAAGTCATAATGCTTTTTCCATAATTCAATATCAATATTTGTTGCCACAACAGTAGTTGGTTCATTTACTTCTTCAAGATACTGTGTGGGATTAAAAGAAAGATTTTTCTTAATTTGGATACATGGAATATGATTAGGTTTTAGTTTCGCTGTAAACGTTATAGAAGCAATATAAAGCGGTCGATCAGTCTTCGGTGCCCCTTCAGAATAGATCGGGTCACCATAGGGGAGTAGTGCTGTTCGCATTACCGATGGATAAAGTGAGTTGACGTCATACACACTGCCTTGTCCGTTCAGTTTCTTTGAATAGCGCGGGTCAGCATATGTAAAACCGCCGCGATATGCTTTCCGAATTTCAGTATCTATTTCCGGTGAAAGAATCGGAAACCGTCTAATAAACAGTTTTCCAGACATCTTCTTATATGTTGCCAGCGAATCACTACCCGCCGTCAACTTAGTCATCTTCTCTTCAAACTGAACTTCGAGCGCTTGAGCAACAATTGCAACGTCGTTCCGCTGATATCGTTTCTCTTGCTCTGTAGGGATATATCCTATTGGGCGTGGTTTCTCATAATCAATCTCTAGTTTCTGGTCATGTAAATTGAATGTCTTGGCGATTGCTGAAACGGACATAGGTAGCTTCTTAAATGAGTCTCGAAATTCTACCCGATATCCTGTCTCAAACACTACTGTAATTGAATAATACTTTCCCATGCGAGAAATGAGTGAGGTAAATTCTTTTACCCCAGGATTTTCCTTAACCCAGCAATATCCGTGTTTAAGCAGCCAATCCAAAATAAACGTGCCATCAAATGCTAGGTTGTGGAAATAAATGTGTGCGGCTCTTTCGGCAATGTGAGACATAAAGCCATCAATCGAAATGCCGTCAACATAATTCTGCAGTTTACCTACCTGAATAATACCCCAAGACCACACGCGACAATCATCCTCAACCGTAGTCGTCTCAAAGTCCGCACAAAACGAAGGAACCTTTTTATGGCTACGCCTAGCGACGGCCCTTCCGGGCCTTTCGCTTATTGATTGGCGAACCACTAAAATCATCCTCCGGTTTAATCTTAACTTCCTTTAAGTCTTTAAGCAAAGACTTAATACTAGAATTTGCTTCTTCTACATCATCATACCAAATATCCTGACCTGCCCGCTTGCGATCATAATATCCTTCCTTTGCTGCCTCATACATCAAAGACAACTGATTAGCGAAATCACCGTTAACGGTCCACATAAGCCACAAAACATCGTCAGGAATGTCTGTAAGAATATCGAAAAGTTCTGGGTCACCAATGACGTCAAGCATGTCCGCGATCTGTTGCTTTGCAGCCGTAAGTTTCTCTTGCTTCGCCGCTTTACTTAGGCTATCAAGAACCTTATTAGTCTTTTCTCGCATTGCTTCAGCAGACTCGAAATTCACAGTTCGCTTATCGGGATTCATTCTCTCAAGTGCATAATGTGAACCGCCAGGCAAATAAGATCGTGAGGGGCGAAAATCTCTAATCCAATCACCCACGGTAACGTCACCCATATAAGGCAACTTAGTCCCCGCCACAGAGCGTTCGTATGCTTCTATGTCCTCATTATAGCGTCGCACAGCATCACGATAACGACGAACGTCTTTAGCAGAAATGGGATTACCTTTACGGTCACTATAGTACCAAACACTATTAGAATTATTAAACTCACTAAGGCGCTCAAGTTCCCGCGCAGCATTCTTCAAAGTCACCCTTCCAACAGCCGATTTCCCCAAAGGATCAAACTTAGTACCACGAATGTCAGCACCATCGTCACTAGTCGCCATCCGACGCATCTTCAGAATCGCCCTATCGCGCTCAACCTGAAGCATCTCACGCGCAGTATCCAGGTCCGAACGATGCTTCTCACGGGCGCTAGTCTTCGCCGACTTAACCTTAACCTTACCCTGTTCCTCAGATAAAGTATCAGGGAGCGGATTAAAATCAAGGCCACCAACAAAAGACCTAATCTCACTCGCCGTATTCCGAGCATGTTTAGCGCCACGCTTAAACGAACGATAATGCTTACCCCAATGAGACTTAACCAAAACAGACACCCCCTGCCCCCTAAGGGGCAGGGGGCAATCACTATCCTACAAGGACACTCAGGCCAGAGTCACCGTCGTGTACTCGCGACCACGCCCGGACTTGGCAGTACCGATCTCAACAACCACGGGCTCGGACCACGACTTAACGTCACCCAGAATATCCACAAGCCGCTGAATCTGAGCACCCACCGTCTGAGACGAAGTGCCATAAGCCTTTCCGTCCTTGTCAATCACCGTGATCGCACGCCGCGTCTCAACCTCACCAGTGTCCGTGTCGACCACATCATCCTCAGTAATGACGATGTCCTTGATCTCAATCGTCTTGCCACGCAGTTCCTTGAAAGAAACAGCAGAATTCTGAGCAGTGAAAAAAGCCTTCTTGCCAGCGAAATCGTCAGAAAGAGAAGAATAAACAACAGCCATGATAGTTTCCTTTCGTGTATGGCTAGATTTCATTTCAGTTCTGGTATTACCCGTCCAGCCGGGAATCTAAAATAGTGGTTGCTCAACCGATTCAGGATTGTCGTCTAGGACAACCAATGAATTCGGTTTAGTGAGCATCTCGCACACAACTTTATGGATCGGAATGTGTGAAGGGAAATGCTTGTACTTAAAGGCCCCTAGTCGATCGTTTTGTGCAACAATATCTGAGTCTGTTACTCTAATAACAACCTCTTCAATACTTCGCATCATCCGATAAACAAATGTGTGTGTATCAGTTGTTTCGTATCGAAGCACATTGTGTGTTCTATAACCTAGGGCGTTATTGTATTTCCTAACCCTAAAAGTTTGCGGAAAACTTACAACATGACCATCGCAATAAAAATGAGGCATGCAATCCACAACATCCAACTCCCGATCCTACTCGCCGCCTTCGCAGCAATCATGCCGCCAGCCACACCGACAGCAACCCCGCCCGAAGTAAGCCTATCACCATGACGCCGGATGTTGCCACAAGTGCAATTTTTGTTATTACCAACAACATTGTGTCGTTCATACTCCTCATACCCCATTTCCTTGTCAATCCAAATCAGTTCGCCATTAATGTTTTCCCACATGATATGTCCTAAATATTGTAGCTAAACATTCGTTCTAATTCGTCACACAATGAATCAAGGTCGCCTTGATCCATGAATACCACCCCATTAATTGCTCCTGAAATATACATGTATGTGGCAGTGGCCGAGTTGTAAAACCATTCCACATAATATCCGGGAACTGAAGCCCGAAATGTGTGCAACTTAGGTGTAATTGTAGCATTAAGAATCTTGAGTTTGTATACAATTCTCGGATTAATATATGACGATTGTTGAGAAAGAGATGCATAGTGAAACCTATTCAGTGTCTCCTTAGCCCTTTGTGATGTCATCTCAGTTCCTTCCATTCCCAGCGGGCTAACCCCGCCCCGTTCGTGTATTAATAATG